CCGCCCTATATCTGCCCGACCAGACCGTCTACTACAAGCAGACCTCGGTCACGGCGTGGGCGGAGACTGGCCGCGACGAGCACCAGCTCGGTGAGGTCCCGGTCGTGCCGTTGGTGAACCGCGGCCGCATCATGAAGCCCAACGGCGTTTCCGAGATCGCCAATGTGATTCCCATCAGCGATGCTGCCTGCAAGTCCGCCACGGACATGATGGTCAGCGAAGAGTTCCACGCCGTCCCCCGCCGGGTCGCTTTCGGCGTCGACGAGGAAGACTTCATCGACCAGAACGGGAACCAGGTCTCCAAGTGGTCCCGGATCGCCGGCCGTATCTGGGCCATGTCGAAGAAGCGGGGCGGGGAGGACGGCGCGGACGTCGTCCAGTTCCCTGAAGCACAGCTGTCGAACTTCCACTCCACCATCGAGCTGCTGGCCCGCCTGGTGGGCGGGCTGTCGGGCCTGCCGCCGAACTTCCTCGGTCTGGATACGAACAACCCGCCCTCGGCGGACGCCATCCGCAGCGCTGAGACTCGCCTGGTGAAGCGGGCCGAGCGGCGGCAACGCTCCTTCGGCGGCTCGTATGAGCAGATGAACCGACTGATCCTGCGGTTCCGTGACGGCGACTGGGACCCGCGGGCTTTGAACCTGGAGACGCTGTGGCGGGATGCTTCCACGCCGACGTTCGCGCAGAAGGCGGACGCCGTCGTGAAGCTGGTCCAGGCGAACATCCTGCCCGTCGAGCAGGGCCGCGAGGACCTCGGATACACCGCAGTGCAGCGGCAGCGGATGCGGCAGATGGACGAAGACGCCCTCGGCCGGGCCATGGGCGGCGATCTGGCAGCCGGGTACGGGCCCAAGCCGGACGCGGTGCCGCCCGGACCGGTGTAGGCCATGGTCGATCCGGCGCTGCGCGCGATCGCGCTCGACCAGTACCGGCGCCAGCAGATCATCGTCCGGATGGCCGTCAATCGTGTTCAGGTGGTGTGGCGGCAGATCGACCGCGGTGACATTACGGGCTCCTGGCAGCGGCTCTCTCCGTTGCTCATGGGCGCCGTCATCGACGCTCAGACTCAGGCCGCTCGGCTCGCTGATCCGTACCTGGATGCCGTGGTGACGGCTGAGGGTGCGGACCCGGCGGCCGAGGGGCGGGTCGTACCGGGGTCGCTCGCTGGGATCGCTTCCGACGGCCGCCCGCTGCTGTCCCTGCTCTACCAGCCGGTCATCGACTGGAAAGTACGGATGCTCGCCGGCCAGTCCATGGAAGACGCGGCCCGCGGTTCCCTGGCCAGTGCGCTGCGCATCACGGCTACGCAGGTCGCGGACGCGGGGCGCGGGGCGACGAGTGTGGGGATGGCGGGGCGTCGCACGATCCAGGGCTACGTCCGGGTTGTGCAGCCTCCGGCGTGCGCTCGGTGCGTGATCCTGGCGGGCAAGGAGTACGGCTGGAACAAGGGCTTCCAGCGGCATCCGCGCTGCGACTGCATCCACCTGCCGACCACGCTGATCGCCCGCAACCAGCACCGCGACAGGATCGGGGCGGACGGCTTCTCGCCGACGACCCGGCCGGGCAGGGGATCGCCCGGGTTCATCGACCCGCGCACCTACTTCAACGGCCTGTCCCGGGCCGAGCAGGACCGGGCGTTCGGCGAGGCCGGCGCCCGAGCCATCCGCGAGGGCGCCGACATGGGGCAGATCGTCAACGCCCGCCGCGGCATGTACACCGCCGACGCCTACGGCCGCCGCCTGGCAGCGACCCGCGAGGGCGCGACGACGCGCGGCTTCTTCTACCGACAGGAACGGGCCCGGGACATCGCCCGGGGCCGGGTGCCCGCCAACATCGGGCGCCAGTACCGGCTGACGACGCCCCGCCTGATGCCCGAGGAGATCTTCCGGCTCGCCGAGAGCCGGGACGAGGCGCTCACCATGCTGCGGCGCTTCGGCTATCTGACCTGACCGCGGTGCAACGCCGTGGCCCCAACCTCCTGCAACGGGAGCCGTAATGAGTACACCGACCCCGACCGAACCGATCACGGATCCGGCAGCGGGCAACCCGCAGCCCGTCCCCGCAGCCCCGCCCGGCCCGCAGCCGCCGGCCGAACCCGCCACGCCGCCCGAGGGCGGCGACGGGGATGCCCAGCTTGGCCCGGCAGGCGAAAAGGCCCTGGCGGAGTGGAAGAAGCGCGCCAAGGAGGCCGAGCAGGTCTCCAAGGACCAGGCCGCGCGCCTCAAGACGTTCGAGGACGCCCAGAAGACCGAGGCGGAGCGGCAGGCGGACGCTCTCAAGGCGGCGGAGACCCGCGCGGAGACGGCGACACGTCTCGCTGTGTCCTCGAAGGTTGAGGCGCTGGCGGCGGGGCGTTTCCAGGACCCTCAGGACGCCGTCGACGCGCTGTCTGGCGGCTCCTACGTCAGCGAGGACGGCGCAGTCGACGCGGCCGCCATTCAGGCGGCCCTGGACGACCTGCTGACCCGCAAGCCGCATTGGGCGGCTGGGGAGCCCGGCCCGCGCACACCGCGCCCGGATCCCGCCCAGGGTGCCCGTCCGGGTACTCCCCCCAACCTCTCGCAGCGCATCGCGGAGGCGGAGCAAGCGGGCGACACCAAGCTCGCGCTGGCGCTGAAGACGCAGCAGTTGCGCGAGATCAAGCAACCAGGCAAGTAAGGGCAGGCCGCAGGCCAGGCCCTCACCCTTAGGAAGGAGCCCTCAATGGGCGCAGTCAGCGGGCAGGGCACGACCTACAACCTGCCGAACTACCACGGGCAGCTGTACTCGGTCACCCCGACCGAGACCCCGTTCCTCGCCGCGATCGGCGGCCTCTCGGGTGGCAAGCGGACCAAGTCCGTCGAGTTCGAGTGGCAGACCATCGACCGCCGGGCATCGACCGCGAACAACTCCGTCGTGGAAGGCGCTGCCGCGCCGACCGGCGTGGCCCGCTCGCGTTCCGCGGTCTCGAACGTCGTTGAGATCCACCAGTCCGCGGTCGAGGTGTCATACACCCGACAGGCCGCGACCGGCATGTACTCCGGCATCAACATCGGCATGGATGACAACCCGGTCGACGACGAGCTCACCGCTCAGATCTCGGCCGAGCTGGAGTCCATCGCGGTCGACGTCGAGCTGTCGTTCCTGTCCGGCGCGTACCAGAAGCCAGCGAACAACTCGACGGCCCGTCATACCCGCGGCCTGCTCACAGCGATCGCCACCAACGTGAACGCCAACGGCGGCACCCCCCGCGCCCTGTCCAAGTCGATCATGGACGCGACGCTGTCCACGATGTTCGCCAGCGGCGCGAGGCTCCCGCAGGACTCCACCGTCTTCATGACGGGCCCGGGCCAGAAGGTCGCACTGTCCAACCTGTACGGCACCGGCTCGCTGAACCAGCCGACCATGACCCGCAACATCGGCGGCGTCGCCGTCGACACGCTCGTCACGGACTTCGGCACCTTCGGCGTCATGCTCAACCGCTGGATGCCCACCGGGCAGATCGCCGTCGTCGACCTCTCGGTCTGCGCCCCGGTCTGGCTGGAGATCCCCGGCAAGGGCCTGCTGTTCGCCGAGCCGATCGCCAAGACCGGCGCGTCGGAGAAGTGGCAGCTGTACGGGGAGGTCGGCCTGGAGTACGGCGCCGAGTCCTACCACGGCCTCATCAAGGACCTCTCGTAAGGAGACCGCCGTCATGGCGACGTTCATCAGCAGCAAGTACCCGGCCCTGACCCTGCAGGACGACAAGGGCATCTGGGCGCAGTTCGAGGACGGCCAGTTCGAGACGTCCGACGCCGGCGTGGTGAAGCGGCTGCGCGCCCTGCCCGAGGAGGAGGGGATCACCGAGGAGAAGTCCTCGGCGAAGGCCTCCGGCGCCGATGGCGGCTCGGGCGACCAGAAGTAGGAGGCGGCCGTGGCTCTGGCAACCCTGGAGGATCTCGCGGACCGGCTCGGCCGTGATCTGACGGAGTCGGAGGCACGTCGGGCCACCGCATGGCTCGCCGACGCCGAGGCGCTGATCCTGGCCCGGTTCCCGCAGTACGCGACCACGCCCACCGCCATCTCCAAGAAGGTGGCGTGCGCGATGGTGCTGCGGGTCCTGACAAATCCGGACGGGAAGCGTCAGGAGGCGGTGGACGACTACTCGTACACGGTCGACTCGTCCCGCTCGCGCGGCGAGGTCTACCTGTCCGACGAGGAGGCGTCCGAGCTGCGGCCCCAGCCCGGCGGCAACGCCTTCAGCATCGTTCTGGGGGCCACGTGAACGTCGACGGGGCCCTCGCCGCCGGCCGCGCGGCGGCCGAGGACCGCATGCGGGACACAGTGCGCCT